CTCTTCTTCAGCATAGTCATCAGATTGCTCTGAATCCTCGTACACATCTTCTACGACTTCGCTTTCCAGTTCTTGCTGAACCTCGGGTTGGGCTTGCGCCTCCTCTGGCTCCATCATCCCTAGAAATGCATTTGCCGCATCGCTAACCGTCTTAACACTCCCTTGTGGGTTGGTGTCCATTCACTACTCCTTAGTTACTAAAAAATCTTAAATCGCCTTTTCTCTACTAGCTTGTCATCCGCAATAGTCTGAAAAGACGCTATAAACTCATCCAGCACCCGCAGCTTCAAGTAGTTCATTTCCCTACCCTCTACATCCTCTGCGCTACTGTTAACAATGTTATTAATATACAACAAGCGTTGTTTTTCCACAACACCTTGGAAGAACTCATCGTTTAGGTAGGCTTGCGCCCTCTCAGCGTTGTTCAAATTTGGAAGTCCCCAGGTACTTGTACGTTGCCCGTTATATCTGCACCAACCTTAGCCGCCTTCATCTGACTCTCAGCTTGGAACTCTGCCACCTTCAACTGTAAGTTAGCCTCTGCCTTCTCACGCTCTAGCTGAATAGCCGCCGCAGCCTTCTCTCTCTGGAGTTGAATATCGGCCTGAGCCTTCTGCTGTTGTATCGCTATCTCTGACTGCGCTCTGGCCTGTTCTGACTGGATCTGGGCCTGAACCTGGGCCATTAGTGCCTGGGCCTGTGGGTCTGTCTGCGGAGCGTTCTGTTGCTGCATCTGCTGGAGTTGCTCAGGAGATACTTCACGGAAGAACTCTGCACTATCTGCAAAGCCAGCACTTTCGATAAATCTGCCAAGGACGGATCGATATTGTTCAATGCCAACCAACGCTTGACCAATGGGTGTGCCAAGTAGCTGCTCCTGTTTCTGAAGGATCATGGACAGCATGGTTAGCTGCTGCTCTCTCGTACCAGTTCCTAGACCCACATTGATATAAACATCGTACTGGGACTTCCACTCCCGCGGGTCTACGGACACATATTTGCCCTGTAACCGCACAATCCTCGCCTTGTCTTGGTACTTACCAATGAGGTGAAGGATATTCAGGAAAAGGTCACGAACGCCTGTTTCTGCAAATGTCCGCGCAACTAACTCGACTCTGCCAGCCGCAGCGTTTTGCATAGCCGCCACAGCCGCCGCAGTCGTGTTCTGCAAGATATTAGGGTCTAAGCCTTGTGAGTTCTGCGTAATACCTGTGCGCTTCTCCTGAATCCTGTCCAAGTATTCCAGCATGGGGAAAGACTGGCCCGCAACAGGGGAGACCGACAACTGCTGTACCGCCTGTGGGCTTTTCACCCGAACTACGCCGCCAGGTGTAACTGTTAGTAGGTCGTCTAGGTTTACTTGACCGTCTACCGCCATGACTCGGGCGTTGTTCGTCAGGTAAAGGTTGTCTAGGATCTGTCTGGTGATCGTGGACTTAATTAGCTGTAAGTCCATCGTCCTGTCCGCAAGGCTGTGCCCAAAGAACTTGTGCGGCATAGGAATGGGGCAGATAGAACAGAAGGGGACGTAATCTATCTCTTCGTTCTCTAGGATCTCGTTGCCCGCATAAACCACCTTGCGTAGCTCTGCAATCCCGTCATCGTCATAGTCCGCATGGATGTAGCACTCAAAGACCTCTACCTCTTCCATGCTCTTATCTATGGCAGAAGTCTGGTTCATGGGCTGCTCACCCTGCGAGTACCTTGCCACTCTTTCTGGCGTGTACTCCAAGTCTTCATAAGTTGGCAGGTCTTCTACTACGTCTGCATCAAAGCCCATCGCAATCAATTCAGACCGCGTGGTGAGCTTCCTATGGGCGCAGAAGGGCGAGTCTTTAATTGTCCGCGCCTTCTTGGAGATAATGAACTCCTCTGGAGGTACGTTCTCAATCCTGACCTGACCGAACTTCTTAACCTTGCGGATCTTCACATCGTAGACAAAGATAGGCTCCATCTTTGGTTCAGGCATCACGCCCATCTGTTGCGCCGCCATCATCTCTTCTGGAGTAGGAGGAACGGGAACCTCACCGACCTTGCGCTTGTCTTGCTCGACCACTTCTACGGTCTCATCCGCAAGCATCAGGGTTAGTTCGTCCTCTGTCAGGTCTTCGTACTCTTCCGAGTTAACCTGCTTCTCATCGTCCCAGTAAACCTTAACAATGCCGTTCTTTTGTAATAGTGCGTCTTTGAACCAAATGTTTAGGATGGAGAAGCCAGGGTTGTCCCTGTAGAAAATGTAATTTAGGTAGCCTGTGATCTGCTTGGCAATCTCTTCATCGCCTGGGCCTTCTGGCTCCGCACGAACAATGTCATCACCTTGGGTAAAGACTCTCAGCAGGGCAGGAAGCGCAGCGTCTACAGCCTCGGCAACCTCACCCGTGACAATCGTAGACCGCCCCTCGACCTCGTTGCCATAGAAAGCGCGATTGTAGTAATTGATCGCCTTGCGTCTTTCTTCAGTCGTCTCCGACTCTATGTAGCCAAGCGCATTGTCTATCTCGCCCTGGACTACTGTTTTTAGCTTTAGATCATCCATTTACACAATCCATTTTGTCTTGATGTTTAGGGGTTTATCCCAGGTAGAGTTTGTCTCAATGCCCAAAGCAAGATACCGGAAAGCGTCAGACCCATGACTGCTCCAATCATGCAAGGGCCGCGCATAGAAAACCTGTCTCTTCTCATCGTATTCACGCCTGTAGTTCCGCAAGCAATCCAAGCCCTGTTTAACTGCGGGCATATTGAACCAGCACTTAGGCAGGAGTCTTCTCACCGCCTGGATGCCATCGTCTACGTTTAACCTTGGGATAACAGTACAGTCTAAGCCAGCCTCTCTTAAGACTTCTAATCGGCTCTTACCCGTTGTTAACTCTCTTACCTGTACATCGTGGGGCAGTAACTGAGTGGCCTTATGCCAGTCTCTGTGGGTTAGTTCTCTGACGTACCAGTCTAAGCCCTGCCCGTGATTCTCGATATAGTCCATGAGCCTAACCTCTTGGCCCGCGACTTGGACAACCCATATTGCCGTACTGTCGCCCATCCCCAGATCCCATGCCGCAAAGGTCTTACAGAGGTCGTCCCTTGGGATTTCCTTAAATCTTTCTTCTGCGAGTTCGTTAAGTATCGTCCCGTAGTAAGAACCCTCGACCGCAGCGGAGAACGAACATTCGAACTCCTGAAAATACTTATCATCCCCCATCTCTTTTCTTGCAGCCTCAAGCTCGGCTTGAGGGAGGATGCCAGTCTCCGAAGCCTTAAACTCCAGTAATGCCCAGTCATCTTCCGTCTCAGCACGATCTCGCAGTTCCTTAAAGTGGTTCTGGCCTTTCGGAGTCCCGATGAACAATGCCCACCCCATACGATCCGCAAGAGATGGTCGTAGAATCTCGTTCCAGATTTTAGGGTTCATATCCCCCACCTCGTCTAGAACTACACCGTCTAAGTAGATTCCACGCAAACTATCAGGCGAATCGGCTCCGTAAAGGGAGATGCGCCTACCCATGAAGTCCACCCGCAACTCACTTATGTTGACCTTGGGGTCTAAAGGCCGTGTGTACTGGGTAACGTAGTCCCAAGCGACTCGTTTGGCTTGTGTGTACGTTGGGCAGACAACGGCATAGCGTGGATTGTCCCGTTCGCATAGCACCGCAGCTTTAATGATCTGGTTGATTGCCGCAACTGTCTTACCAAACCTACGATGGCAGACTGCAACTGCGAATCTGTGAGAATCAACTGCATCATGGATTGCAAGCTGGTGTTCCCTCGGTTTGTAAGGAATGGTTATTACTTGATCCATCCAATCCCTATATTAAGGGGTTGGTCAGGATCACTACCCAACTCGACATTGCTTAACCTTGGGTGCATATAAGGAGCCGCATCCTTAGCAATCTTAGCCGCGTCCTCTAGCCTTCCTTCTTCTACTAGCTTTAAGTAAGCCTGAACCATGACCTCTAAAGGTGTTGCGCCCATATCTGCACACTTCTCCGCAATAGCGCGAGTTTTAGAGTTTAGCGATCCTGGCTTGCGTCCTGCGCCTGGCCTAGCACCGCCCCATGATTTTTCTTGATTGTTTTCAACTTCCATTAGTCGAATCCTATTAAAGGGTGTTCGTGGTTATTTTACAACAGTTTAGAATTGTTCCTCTTCTTGCATCATTCCCGCACCAAGTAACCCTGCTCCTATCGCGGGTATTGCAAAGAGTGGTTGGCCTTTAGTGACTACGGATTCCCGCATTTGCGGAGTAATGTCCATCTGCCAGACTTCTACGCCATCCATATCTGTCTTGCCGACCTTTGCGCCAAACTTCTTACCGAGCTTGTCTAGTGACTT